AATAAGGGCAAGCGCGCCCGCCTATTTGAGTTTAAGTCACTTGATCCTATTGTTGGGGAAGCGCTTAACCGTTGTGCTTTTGACGGGGATCTTGATACCGCAAGAGCATTGGCTAAAGCGTATTTGACATGAGTTACAAAGCCGCGCTTGATGCAGATGCAAGAATAGCGGCTAAGAATTCATTAAAGATCATAGCGGCGTTACGCCAGACATTTGACGCTAAGGCCGTTTATGAGCAGTACCTAAGTACACAGCCCAATGTGACTAAAAACCCTGCTCAGGATCGCGCTCGCGCCCGCGCATGGGCCATTATGAATGTCACTCCTAACATGCAGGCAATGAACACAGTCATGCAACGCGTATTGGCTGAAGGCTATGTGACGGGTGAAGCATTTGCTGATGAACAATTACGCATAGCCCGTGAACTAAAAAAGGCTGATGACGCTTACATAGATTGGGCTAACTGGAAGCCTGGAGATAGAGCCGCCGCACTATTGCTACGCCCGCCTAAAGCATTTGAGCAGTTGCTACAAAGCCAGGGCATAGCGCTGAAAGAAATGAGCCAAACAACAGTCAGAGATGTTGGTAATGCTGTTGCTGACGCTATTGAACTAGGTATGAGCGCAGAAAGAAGCGCCAAAAACATCATGCGCCAGGTGGCTAACCCTGCCAGAGCGTTATCTATCGCTATCACTGAGCAGAACCGCGCTATTTCTTACGCGACTGTTGAACGCTACAAACAAGGTGGATTGCAACAGATGGAATGGGAAGTTTCTGATCCTTGTAAGATCTGCGCCCTAAACACTAACCAGGTTGTAAACATTGGCAGTGCATTTAACTCTGGCAACACACAGCCGCCTGCACACCCGCATTGCCGTTGCGTATTGCTTCCTGTAATCCCTGACTTTGGTGACGCTCCACTACCAGGGGCCACAATCGTTGCGCCACCTGCCCCTGTATCCGTACCTAATCTTTTCCCAACTCCTAAAGAACAAATTGATCAAGCGCTTGCAACGCTTCAAGCAGGCAAACCGCTAAATGAAGCCCTAGACATATACCAAGCGTTAGATGCCCGCCCATTTGAGCCTGGTGCATGGGAGATTATTCCGCGCATGGTTGTTAAAGAAGCGGCTATTCAAAATATAAGCAGGGTTTTAGTTTTTCCTATGGCAAGAGATCAGATAGAAAGAACATTTTTTGGTTCTAGGATTAAAAAAGTAGATCAACTGTTTCTTGAAAAAGCCGTAATCTATAAAAACGGCCCTGTTGAAGTGCAATTTTCTAGCACAGGTTTAACATTAACTGAAGCAGAACGCAGAATGGTTCTTAGGGAAGTTGAAAAATTGCAAATTACAAACCCTAAACCACGGGCAGTAATACACATTGATAAAAACGCAAGCGGTAAATATGGGTGGGCTTATAGAGAAGATGCCTACATTACGCCTAAAACAATTAAAGAACCTAAAAGAGATGAAGGCACATTTAAGATGCCTGCAACTTCCGCTACTACGCAATTTGAATACACATTGGCGCATGAATGGGGCCATCTTATTGATGACATTACAAACGGTGTTCAATCTCCTATACACGCCAACGCTATTGCCAGACTGCAAAGAGAATACCCTGATGCTTTTAGAAGCCGATATTCAGGAGAAAACAGTAAAGAATTTTTTGCAGAAATGTTTACAGAGTATTACAGGACAGACGGCAAAACCCCTAACTTAATGGTGCAGGCTTTTGCTAGGGAATTTGGGTGGAAAGTACCTGAAGTTCCTGGCCCTAAAGTTGGTTATGTAGCGGCTCAAAAACCTGCTGACTATTTCACCCCGCAAAAGGCTATGGAATTACAAGACGGCGTACCCTGGCGGCCTGAAGGGGAAAACCTTTATCTTAAAAAAGTGCTTGATGAACAAGGGTTTCTTGGTAAGCCCAGAGTTGTTACGGCAGATGAATTTAAGAAAACCATGGACTCAGGAGCAATACCTTTACACAGAGGCGTGGCAGGAGATACCCCTGAGCAGGTAGATCAATTTGTGGCCCAATTACTTACGGGGGATACTCCTTACATTGGGCGCGGAATGTTTGGTGATGGCACTTACTTCACAGACAAACCTACAACGGCGCTGAAATTTGCTAAAGAGGACAGGGTGGGAAACCCTATTGAATTTGGTAAAACTATTGAAGCCGCTTTAGATCCAAACGCAAAGATTGGGTATTTAGAGGACATTCAAAAAGAATTTATGGCTACAACAGAAATGACTGCGGCCAGAAAGGAATTCTATTTTTCCTACCCGCAAGATTTTTATGAAGATGCAAGTATGTGGGCCGCCGCTAATGGTTATGATGTTATACGCATCAGAAACCCAATAGTGAATTGGGAAACCATGGAGAAATTGCCTGATACCTACACGATTGTTCTTAACAGAACAGCCTTAATTATCAAGGAGATGCCATGACTGAAGTAGAACTAAGCCGCAAGATGGGCGTATTGGTTGCTTACTTAAATCAAGGGGCTATCAAACGCTTGTTTGAAGCGCTCAAAAAAAGCACTTCTTATGACACATTACAAGAGCCGTACAAGACATGGCTTATAGATCACTCAGCAATACCTACAAAGGATCTAAGAGCAAACGCACAGAAGGCAAGAAAGGCAAAGGCGTAACTTATGGCAACTGAAAACTGCAACCCACCCAAAGTTGATGATTGGTCAGAAATATCAATTTTTGAAGTTGTGTTGGGCGCACAAGAAAACATACCTGGCGCTAAAGCAGAATTGGCGCGTAGGGAAAAGGAAGCACAAGAATTAGACAAAAGCGCTGACATTGAAAAAGGCAATCCAAACAGAGATCCCAGAACTGGACAGTTCACATTTGGCGCAGGCGGCCCACAAGCAGGTAGTGGCGGTGGAAGCGCGGGCGCGGGAGATGCTGAAAGCGGTGAAGCGGGAGCGGCTGAACCCTATGAAGAAACAGATAATTACCGTATGCAACATCAACCCCTGACACGGGCAGATGAATTTGGATCGCCTGCAACAGACATTGGCAGTGAGATGATGCCAGGGTTTTATGACAATCCTAATCTTTATGGTTCAGGATATGCAGAAGCAGATAAAGAAAGCCGTAGGGTGCTTGTATCAATTAAAGGCAAACCTGATGCCCCTGTAACTATTTATAGAGCCGTTCCTGAAGGCGCAGACTCAATTAACTCTGGCGATTGGGTAACGCTTTCACCTACTTACGCCCAAGAACATTTAAGAACTACACGCACAAAAAGATATTGATACAGTTAGCAGTAAGGCTTTGGACTTATCGCAAATCCGCGTGGAATGGATAGAGGAATAACATGGCAGTAGCACATTTGAATGTAACCGTAGGAACAACCGCAACACCGATTGTTAAACTACCAACAGGATTGCCATATACAGCAGTTCAAATTTGTAATGGTGACACACAAAGCATTTGGATTGGTGATGCCACTATTGCCACATCAGGCGCTACAAAGGGAACAGTGATTACTGCTGGTTCAGTGTTTACTATCTGGCTACACGCTGGTGATGTTCTTTATGGCATTTCAGCCGCAGGTACAGCCGCAGGTGCAGTCACCGCAGTCTATTCAGGCATCTAAGGAGAACCATGAGCAACTTAACCACATCATTTTTTGGTATTGAAAAGTCAGATAAAAACGCTGACGGCACACTTACTGTTTACGGCAAGGCAACAGATGACGCTTTGGACATTGATAAGCAGATTTGTGATGGTGATTGGTTAGACCGCGCTATGCCACATTGGTTCAAATCAGGTGGAAATATCCGTGAACAGCACAGCAACATTGCCGCAGGCGTAGCAAAAGAATATGAATTGAAGGCTGATGGACATTACATTACCGCTTTGGTAGTAGATCCAGTAAGCGTTAAGAAGGTTGAAAATGGTGTGCTTAAAGGTTTCTCAATCGGCATCAAAAACCCACGCGTAATTCAGGACTCAAAGGCGGCTAATGGTCGCATCATTGATGGGCAGATTGTTGAAGTGTCGCTAGTGGATAGACCCGCCAACCCCAACTGCCAACTTGTTTTGGCTAAGTCTGCATCAGGAGATGAAACCATTGTGCAGGTAGAAGAACTTATTGAAACAGAAGAAACAGTTACAGATAATGTTCTACAATCTGAGGACATTACAGAAAAGGAAACGCCAGTGGAGAAGTCAATTAAGGTTTCAGTGCCTAAGTCTATCGTTGGCGATCTTTTGAAGTTTGATAAGGCCCAATTTGAAGCGGCGCGTAATGCGTTGGCTAGTCTTATTGCTGTTGAAGCAGAAGAAATTAAAGAAGGCCACAATGAACTAATGTCAATTACACATCTCCTTGAAGCCGTAGCACATCTACATGCTTGGTATGAAGGTGAAGAAGCAGAAGGGGAAATCATGGAAGAAGAAACAATTATTGAGCGCGCCGCAGATGCAGAAGATAAGGCAGAAGCAGAAGCAGAAAAGATGTGCGAGAACTGCAACAAGTCTTACAAGATGTGCAAGTGTGAGAAGGGTGCTGAGCCAGATCCAGTGCCATCTGAAGAAACATACGCAACACTCAAAGACACAACCATTGTTCCACCAGCAGAAACACCTAAGTCTGCTGAAGTAGATGGTCTTGAAGTTGCTGACATTGAACCAGAAGCACCAGCAGTTGAGGAAACCCCTGCTGATGCACCAAAAGTTTCTGCTGAAGATATTTCAACAGAAGAAGTAGAAGCCATAGTAGAGCAGGCAGTAAAGAGCGCAACTGCTTCCATCAAATCAGAGATTGCATCTCTAGTATCCGCAAAAGAGGCGGCACTAGAGAAGGCAGTGAAGTTGGAAGAAGAATTGGCTATTGCTAAATCTCTCGCAGTGGCAGGTGGCCCAAAGCGAACAGCATCAACAATCTCATCTGAGCCTAATGATCTGTTAGTTAAAGCCGCTTCCTACAAGGCGAAAGCAAACGCAACAACTGATCCAATCCTTGCTAAGGGCTACAAGCAACTTGCAGAAGAATACTTTGCAAAAGCAGACGCACTTAACAAGTAAACCCAACTAATCCAAAGGAAAAAACATGACATTTTCAGCACCTAAAGTCGCTGACTTGTTCTCTGATGCAACCCCAAAGGAAGCCGCAGAACTTATGGAGTCATTTACCACTGAACTTGGTAAGTCACTTTCTAATGCTTCTTCAGTTCCAGGGCAAGCACCAGTAGCAGATCCAACAGCCGCTCTTGAAGCGCTTGTTGCTAACAAGTCACTATCAGCAGATGTATCAGCAGGACTTCAGAACGCACTAGCCGCACAGCGTATGGCTATGCAGGATATTCAGAAGGACATTACGCTTACATCACCACTTTCAACATCATTTGCGGCGTTTGATCTTGAAGCACCTGCAAAGATGCTTACACCACGCCCTACACCACTCCGTAACCGTATCCCACGCAAGAAGGGTGTTGGCACAAGCCACCGCCAGAAGCAAATTCTTGGATACACAGGTACAGGAACAGGTGGAGTTGGAAACACATGGCCTGGTATCACACAGGACACAACAACAACATTTGGTGCTATCAACTATGAGCGCGGCCCAAAGATTTCTTACGCCGCACAGGATCTAATCCTTCCTTACAACTCATACTCACTATCTGACAGCGTTACATTTGATGCTAACTTCTCAGGTCTTGGATACCAGGATCTACGCCAGTTGTCATCAACATCAACACTTTACGCAACAATGTTGATGGAAGAACGCATGATGCT